ATTTTCTCTCTCTTACAAGGAAATGCCCGAACTGGCCGAGATTGGCGGGGATCAGCCCGGATCGGCTGCGATTGGTAGCGAGTTGCCGAGATTGAGAACAGTTGTCCCGGGTGGCAACAGTTACGGCCCTTTGGTGGTCGAGTGGGCTGAGCGTGAGCTTCAGTTGAAGCTGATGCCTTGGCAGCGCCTTGTGTTAAATGACATTTTCACGGTCGGGCCCGATGGCCGTTTCGTGTTTCGTACAGCTTTGTGTTCGGTCGGTCGGCAGAACGGAAAAACAACGCTGCTCGAGGCGGCGATCGGCTGGCTTCTTATCGAGTTCCCAAAGATTGAGAAACGCAAGATAAACATCCTGAGCACTGCTCACCAGCTTGATCTAGCTGTTGAATCTTTCAATGCGATCGCTGACACGCTTGAGGAGCGTTTCGGGTGCAAAGTGTTTCACACCTATGGCCGTAACTCGGTCACAGCTCCCGATGGATCTATTTGGAAAGTACAGGCCGCGACCGGCAAAAGACACGGCGGTACTTGGGATGTGATCTTCTGCGATGAGCTTTTCGCCATCTCCGAAGCTGTGATCTTCGGGGCTTTACGGCCTTCACAGATCGCTGTGCCCAACCCGATCATGATCATGTTCTCTACAGCTGGCGACGAATCGAGCACAGTATTTCTACAGCTGCGTGAACAAGCGCTCGCAGCGATAGACAAAGGCAAAGCTTCCGATCTGTATTTCGCTGAGTGGTCAGTCCCGCCCGGGGTTGATGCAGGCGACGAGTCACAGTGGCCACTGGCGAACCCGGCGCTAGGCACAACAATCACGATCGAAGGGTTACGGTCAGCGTATAAAGCCCCGGATCGGGTGCAATTTATGAGAGCCCACTTGAATCAGTGGGTTAGCGCTGCAGGTTCTTGGCTGCCGCCCGGGTTATGGGCCAGCCTTGAAACAAGCATCGAGATGCCACCCGGCGGGGTGCTGTCAATCGAGACATCGCTCGATGAGCAACGCTTCGTAGGGGTTCGAGCAGCTAACGATGGCGACCGGGTGCATGTCTGTGTCGAGTTCATTGTCGGCACTATGCGCGAAATGTGGGCCGAAGTCGAGCGCATCATGAAAGATCATCGAGTCACTTTGACAATCACACCATCGTTCGAGATTCATCTGCCCGCTTACACGAACAAGCGTTACACGCTCGTCGGCTACAACGAACTACTCAAACACACAGGGCTAGTCAGATCGATGATCAATGAAGAACGAATCCTGCACAGGGGTGAGACAATCTTGAGCGAACATGTGTGTCGGGCTGTGTTAGCCAAAACTGTCCAAGGCGTGGTGTTGAGCTCTAACAAGTCGCCCGGGCCGATCGAGTTGGCGAGATGTTTAGTGTGGGCAGCCGCGCTTGTGTCGAAGCCGCAGCGGGCGACAAGACCACTTATAGCTGTGGCTGGAAGGTAGAATCGGCGAGAGTCCGGGTTCGTCGGGAGCCCGGGCTCACTGAGGTGAACGATGGCAATCTTTAAGCGCGGCGAACAAAAAGCACAGATCTCTACCGGAGCCCCGGCTGTGGATAAAGCCGCAGCGGCAGGTTCAGGCTTTTACCGTAACGCGCAAGGCGTGAGCATGGTCGGCGAATACTGGTCGTATTACGAAGGCGACGCACGAAACGCAGCCATGTCAGTCCCAACCTTGGCGCGTGGCCGTGATCTGATGGCGAGCGTGATCGGCTCAACAAAACTCTGCATGTATCGCGAAATGTGGAACGAAGAAGAGCGCGAAATGGAAGAAGAAGAACTAGCGCCCCGCGCATGGCTACGCCAGCCCGACCCGGCGATCCCGTACAGCACACTTATGAGCTGGACACTTGACGACCTTTTCTTCTACGGTCGCGCTTTTTGGTTCATCACATCACGCACACAAGACGGCTTTCCGGCGAGCTACACCCGTTTGCCTTCTTCGATGATCCAAACGATGGATCAATCCGGGCCCGTGTGGTTTGCGCCTTCTAATGAAGTTTATTTTCAGGGCGGCATGATCGACCCGAAAGATCTTGTGTAATTCATCAGCCCAATTCAAGGCATCGTGTATCAGTCCACTAACGCAGTACAGACAGCGCTGAAGTTAGAAGCTAGTAGGTACCGAAATGCGGAAAGCTCGCTCCCGAGTGGGGTATTGCGCCAGACCGGGGGGGAACCCTTGTCAGCACAAGAGCTCGCCGATCTCGCTCAAGCTTTCAACGCTGCACGACGCGACAATCAAACAGCAGCGCTCAACGAGTTCATTGAATACATGGAAACGAAAGCGCTACCCGACAACATGCTGATGATCGAATCAGCGAACTATCAAGCCCTCGAGATGTGCAGACTCGGCAACATCCCGCCCTATTTAGCTGGGGTGAACATCGGCTCTTATTCGTATCAGAACGCTCGAAGCGCTCGAGAAGATCTCTACATCTTCGGCGCTCGCCTATACATGGACTGCGTCGCACAAACTCTCTCGATGAACAATGTGCTGCCGCGCGGCACTTATGTGAAGTTTGACATTGACGAGTATCTCGCCGGCATGGTCGAAGCTGAAGAGATCGCCGAAACAGGCGAACAAGAACAAATGCCCGACAACGCTCCCGGCGCACCAATGGAAGAAAACACACAAGAGGAGATGGCCTAAATGGAGCTCAAACTTTCGCAAGGGTTCGCAGTCGAATACACAGCTGCAGCCGGTGACACACCCCGCCGACAGATCTCAGGCATCGCAGTGCCCTACAACACGCCCGCAGTCGTGAGCGATGGCACTGAGATCAAACTGCTAGCGGGATCGTTGCCGACCGATGGCAAAGCCCCGAAACTGTTCATGTACCACGACGCCACACAGCCGATCGGGTTAGTGACCGAAAGAACCGAAACACCCGAAGGGATGCTGTTCAGCGCTTCAATCGTTGAAACACCAGCAGGCGACGAAGCTCTCACACTGGCCGCTGCCGGGGTGCTCGACTCTGTCAGTGTCGGCATCAACGCGACAGACTTCTATCGCGACGACAACGGCACACTCGTGATCAAAGCAGCCACATGGCAAGAGCTCAGCCTTGTCCCAATTCCCGCCTTCGCCGGTGCTAGTATCACTTCAGTGCTCGCCTCACAAGGCGAACCCGAAACAGCTCCCGACGAATCAATCGAATCAGCCGAATCCGTCGAGGAGGAAACAATGAACGAAGAAGTCGAGATCACAGCAGCAGGCCCGGAGCAGATTGTTCCTACCGTATTTGCGCAACCTAAGCGCGAGTTCAAGCTGCCATCGGCAGGCGAATACATGGCCGCGTATCACATCGGTGGCGACACTTTCAAGAACATGAACGCAGCAGTCGCCGAATACCAAAAGAGTCAGCGCACAGCTTTCGAGGCGGCCGCTGGCGATGTGCTTACAACCGACACTGGCGGTTTGTTGAATGTCCCAGTGTTGGGCCCATTGGTGCAGGATCTCAATTTTTTGCGCCCTGTCGTCAATGCTGTAGGCGCTCGCGCTTACCCAGATGGCGGCGCGACCAAAACCTTCGTGAGGCCAACTATCGGTCAACATACCTCAGTAGGCACTCAATCAACTGAGCTCAGTGCAGTAACCGCACAAACAATGACGATCACTGCGAACACGATAAGCAAGACCACCCTCGCGGGACAGGTAACGCTGTCACAGCAGGACATCGACTTCACTAATCCTGCAGCGATGCAGCTCATCCTCAGTGACTTAATGGGCGAAGCAATGATCGCATCAGACAACCTTGCAGCCGACAACTTGCTCACAGCAGCGACAAGCTCAGGCGTATGGGATGGAACCCTCGCCGACCTTCTCAAGTCTGTTTATGACGCAGCGAGCGACATCTCAACCGGTCGCAACTGGATGCCGACACACATGTTCGTAAGCGTTGATGTGTGGGCACAACTCGGCCAGCTCGCAGACACCACAGGCCGCCCAGTGTTCCCATTTATTGCGAACGGCCTAAACGGTCAGAACGCGCTCGGATCACAGAACGCAGCTTCTTGGAACGGCAACCCGCTCGGCCTCGAGCTCGTAGTCGATTCCAACTTCGCAGCCAAAACCATGATCATCACCCGAGTCGGCCAAGGCGCAGGCGACGCATACGAGTACTACGAATCCATCAGGGGCCTCATGTCCGTCGAGCTTCCCGCTGTGCTCG